CTTGAATCTGAATTGAGAAAAGCTGTCACTGATAGACCTCTGACATGCATGGTTGTTACTTCCAGTCGCACAGCAACAAATGAACAATACGATGCCAGTAACGATCAAGATAAATGGAAGTATTATTACAGCGCAAAATTCTCGTATGAATCTTGGTGGGATACATATGTGGGTGCTCGGAGCCACTACTTTATTCTAAGAGACGGTAGTATTCAACGTGGCAGGCCAATAAGTATCAGATTATTTCAAAAAAAAGCTTCTGCCTCCGGTTTTAACGAGAAAACCGTATATGTGAAAATGGTAGGTGGTCTAAATTTAGAAAAACCATATGATACAAATCTAGATTTGGATCAATATGTGAGTGATGAATCATACACTCCTGCTCAATGGAGAGCGTTTGAGATTCTCTGTAAAACATTTCGAAGGGTTGTTCCAGGAGGTGAAGCGATATCTATTGACGAGATGAGCCCAAATATTAAGAGCGCTGGATTTAATGCTAGAGATTGGACTAAATCGCGATTTGGTTGGGAAACACTCTATACAGGAGAGAATAGCTTAGAGTCAAGAGTAAAAAATAAACTTGGTCCATTTGAAATGGAAGAGATCTCTAAGTATCTTCCAGCAAAAGTTGCTAAGCCAACTGTTACACCAGTTGAGACGAAACCAACTCCTGCTCCTAAACCAGAAAAGGTCGCTGATCCTCAAACAGGATTGCCTCCTGAAAAAACAGCAGAAGAAAAATTAAATGACGAAGAGAGACTCCGTCAGATTGAAGAAGAAATCGATCAGTTGACTAATCAAAATAGCATCTTAAATACTGAAAAACAAACGTTGTACAGTTCTAGAACTAATAATTCAAAAATAGAGCAAATAAATTCTAGAATAACATTAAATGAAAATAGAATTGCGAGTTTAGAAATTGATGCCAATGAGATTCGATCTGAACTATATTCTGCTACAGAATATAAAAAACAAATTGAATCACTGAATGCTAGTTTAAACGCTGCGACAGACCCGGATGAAATTGTTAGTATTAGAACTAAGATTACTGCAGCAGAGTTAAAATACAAACAAGCTCTTGATTATCAAAATAGCAGAAGGTAACTAATATGGCTACAAAACCAAATGTACAAGAATCAGAGTTAGAAGAAGAGGTCATAGCAGTACCAGGTTGGTCTGCTCCTGTCTCTGATGATAACGGATACGATGATCCTTCTCTATCTTTTCCAAAAAAAGAATACTTAAACACATCGTCAACTAATAAAGCAGCACGTGGATTAAAGATTAATAAAGTCCACACCGGCGGTGGATACAAGAACATTTCACTAGATTTAAAAGAACTATCACCTTCAATATATCCTTACAATCAAGTTTCAGAAACCGTAAGTGGTCATATTACAGAGATCGATGACACGCCCGGCGCAGAACGAATGATGTTCAGACACCGTACGGGATCTGGTGTTGAGATGAGAGCAGATGGAACTGTTATCATCAGCTCTACAAGCAACACGGTTCGAGTTACATGCTGCGATGAGAAAGTGATTGTTGATGGTGATGCCGAGATGATCTATAACGGCAACTTAACGCTACAGGTCGCTGGTAACTTTGATGTTGTTGTCGGCGGTAACTATAACGTAACAGTCGGTGGTAATAAGAATGACGAAGTTCGTGGTTCACACAAGCAACAGGTTCGTAAGACGCAAAAGACAATTGTTACAGAGCATCAATCAAACTTCGTAGGTGGCACACAGACTGAGACAATTCTTGGTGACGCGAATAAGATCATCAAAGGAAATGTCAAGCAAATCGTTGAAGGTGGATTTGACTTCTACAGCGGAGACGACATCACAATGACTGCTGAAGACACGATCGTGATGAGTGCAGATAACACTAACATCGCTGCGAATGATATGACAGTTATCGGCGCATCAGGAACAATCGGTGGTGCTGGTATTACTCATTATGGTAATACATTTCATGGTTCGCTTAATGGAGTAGCAAATGGCGCTAATGTTGCTGGTGGTCTAGGCCCTCCCGGATCACAAACAATTACAAGTACGGTTCAAGCTACGTCAGGTATCATGAATGACTATTTGCACAATTCTAGCTTTGGCATTCGTGAAGTATCTGTCGATCCTGGAAATATACTGAAAGGATCATTTGACAGAACAACCGACTATGGCGGGGTTGCGAACAGAGAGCTTACAGTGTCTGAGGTTAGATCTAAACTCAGAGATCGAAATACTCTCAATAACAGAAAGTTTATCGGTGCTATGATCGCTGAGGGTAAACTTAATCCTAAGTATATTCAAGCATCGCCGGCTAAAATTGGAAGAACTGTTGGACTTGATGCTGAACCTAGAAGAAACACTGCGCCAATTGGTAATAGAGCTGATGTCACAAAGAGATTTAAATGATTTATACACCTGATCCTCAATATAATCCAGATAACCAATCAGTTATCAATGCTAGGACTCGTCTTGCTCCAGGTATATCTATGGCCAGATTCTTAGGTGGCTATGGCGATAAGCAAACGATGAACCATGTTACAAGTGAGACGGAAAGACTAAAACTTGCAAAGCAATATTATTTGCAGGCCCAAGTGATCCAGGTCGTGTCAGAAGATAACTCAGGTGACTTTGCAGACTATCGCCTCACTGTTGCTGAAGGTTTATATCGACCAGCTCCTGGTGAGACTCTCGATGTTGGAAGCACGAATTACTTTATGGCGAATGGCCAAGCTGTTGTCTATGAACTAATAGACGAAGAAGGTAATAATGCTTATGAAAAGACATTTGATCTTGCAGTATATCTCAAGGATAACGTTGAGTTCGATAAGATGATTCTTGATTATGATTCATATGATCCGAGTGGAGAACTCAACGCGCAGATCGTAGTGATTATGCCAAAGATTCGACATCCTTGGGTCGTCACGTTTGCAAATAAAGTAGAGACACAGTTCAATAATTATGTACAGAGCACCAATGAACTCGTAGAAATCCTGGAAATTTAGAATAAATAGTAACTATGCCAGCAAAAGCTTTTTCAATCGAAGATGGTAATCTTCAAACTAAGTCAATCGTAGCTGCCCGACAGAGGCAGTATACTGACATTGACCTTACTTTTACAAATAAGGTTACTGGCGATATTTACAAAAAGACAAATAGTGCTGCAGTTAAACAAGCGGTTAAGAATCTTCTATTGACAAATAGAACAGAGAAACCATTTCAACCATATTATGGTGGTGATCTAAATCGTTTTCTTTTTTCGTTGTCAGAAGATTTTGATGAGGACGATGTAAAAGATAATATTGCAGCTGCAATTCAAAATCACGAGCCAAGAGTTCGAGTAAGAGACATTCAAGTTTTAATTTTACCAGATAGCTATGATGTTAAAGTGACAGTAATTTTTCAAGTAATCAGTACGTCAGAAGTTGTATCACTTGATGTATCGATAGCGAGGTTAAGATAAATGGCAACAATACAATCATCAGATCTAGACTTTGATACAATCAAGAGTCGACTGAAAACATATTTTCAACAGCAGTCTGAGTTTTCTGACTATGACTTTGAGACGTCTGGCCTGTCTAATATTCTTGATGTGTTGGCATATAATACACACATGAATGGTTTGATCGCTAACTTTGCTCTGAACGAATCTTTCTTAAACACTGCTCAATTGAGATCTTCTGTCGTATCTCACGCCGAGGTGCTTGGTTATTTTCCACGGTCACAGACTTCATCTAGAGCTACAGTGAACCTTTCTTTGAATGTTACTGACGCTGGTAGATCAGCAACCGTGACTCTTCCTGCTTATACAACATTCAGTTGTGATGTAGATGGAACTACATATTCTTTTCAAACATTAGAAAGTTACATTGCAACTGATGATGGCAGTGGCAACTACGATTTTGTTACAAGCGTCGGATCTTCAAATATTGAGATTGTTGAAGGAACACTAAAAGAAAAGAATTTCTTAGTAGGTGACGTGGCTGATGGCCAAGTATATGTTATTCCAGACACAACAATTGATACTTCAACATTGAAAGTTGAAGTCTATACAACAGCGACTGATACCGAGCCACTTGCTACATATACAAATATTACAAGAGCTGTTAGAATTGATTCAACATCTACAATATATCAGATCAAAGAAGTGCCTAACGGGTACTATGAGATCATCTTTGGTGATGGCAGCGTCTTAGGTCAACAGCCCGTTGCAGGTAACAAGATCAAAGTAACTTACTTATCAACAGCAGCAGATGCAGCTAACAATGGCAGCGTCTTTTCTCCAGATTCAGATGTAACAGTTACTGTAAGCGGTGTTGGTGTTGATTATCCTTTATCAGTTACGACAGTAGCTAACTCATCAGGTGGTGATGACAAAGAAAGTATTGCTTCTATTAAGAATAATACTACTATCGCTTTTGCTTCACAGCAGAGGATGGTCACAGCAGAAGATTATAAAGCACAGATCCTCGCTAACTATTCATCGTATATCAGTGATGTTATTGCATGGGGTGGTAATGAAAATGAACCACCTATCTATGGTAGAACATATGTCAGTTTAAAATTTATTGATGGTTTGACTGATGATCAAAAACAAAATATCAAAGATCAGATTGTAAATAACTTAACTAAGAATCTTGCTGTGATGTCGATTGATACTGTATTCAGTGATCCGACTGAAGTATATTTACAACTCACAACTCGATTTAATTTTGATCCTGATTTATCGAATCTCACGACAAGAGGCATTGAAAATCAAGTTACAAACAAAATTACTGAGTATTTTGATGCAAACTTAAAGAGATTTGATCAAGTATTTCGTAGGTCAACGCTTCTGACGGAGATTGATAAGATCTCACCTGCTATTTTGAACTCACGCATGGACGTAAAGGTTCAGTTAAGACAAGACATTACTGTTGGTACGGCACTAAACTACAATTTATATTTTCCAGTTGCAATTGCAGCTCCTAGTAACGACGAATATATTGTTGAATCTACAAGATTTACATACAATGATCAGACAGCAATCATTAGAAATACTTTAGGTTCTAATACTCTTCAAGTACAAACCGTTGGTGGAGTTACATTAGTATCTAATATTGGATCATATACTGAATCAACTGGTACTGTCTCTTTAGTTGCGTTTAATCCATCAGCTATTGTTGGTACTCAACTAAAAGTTTCTGTAACACCAGCAAATCAATCTACGATTAGACCATTGAGAAATTATATTATTGATATTGATGCTGGTTTAACAACCACAATCGCTCAAGTTGATTATCAAAATACTAGAACGACGCTGGCATGACACATAAGGTACAAGATCTTAATCGACGCAACCTTAGCTTTTCAAGAAGCAAGGTAAAAGAAGTACTACCTGAGTACTTTGCTGATGCATATCCGAATCTTGTAACTTTTTTAGAAAAATACTATGAGTATCTTGAAGATGAAAACGCCAACTCTTTCAAGACAGAGATCAATAACTTATTTATTGCAAGAGATCCTGAGCAGGTTGATGAAGACAAGCTAGACTATATTTTACAAGAAGTTGGCAATGGCTTAAAGTCTGCGTCATTCTTTGATAATCCTAGACTGATGACATCGCTGTTGTCTAGATTTTATCGTGTCAAAGGTTCATTAAATTCAATCGAAGGATTCTTTCGTGGATTTTTTGGTCAAGAAGTCACGATTGAATATCCTAAGAATCAGATGTTCATCGTCGGTAATTCTGAAATTGGATATGATTCACAGAAGTTTATTCAGAACAACAAGCTGTATCAGAT